AAATGCCGATTCATCAGGAACACAAACAACAGGTGCAGCAAAAGTTGCTCTTCCATTTGAACGAGTATATGCCTTCCAATGGTTGCAGAATTATGGATATAACGGCCTTAATGCAGGGGGTCATGGAACTACTTGGGGAATAAGAGCAGCAGGGGCTGTTTCAATGGGTCATTCTGGTGTCCGTGAACCACATGGAACTTTAGAATTACCTACTCAATTTGGTAGCAAGCGTATGTCCAGAGGCGAAGGTATTGGAGATGGCCTTAATCCACGCAAGACAATCTCAACAGCCACTTTAGATCATAGTAATTGGGCTGGTGGTAAGCCATTCAAGATTGTCACTACGGTGGAAAATGCACTCGTAGGAGTGGATATCAGTCGCCGTCTGCCTGTGCGAGCATGGGGATTCCGTGGGGGTAGTGATGCGCTCAATATGCTTGCAGGTGATCCAGCACAATTGGCCGCTATTAATACATCTCAACAGGCTATTACACGCTCTGCTCGCTTTGATGGAGGTAAGCATGACACAATGAATGATTTACCAACAATCAATGATGGTGCTGATTGGAATTGGCCGAGAGGATATACAGGCACAGAACGAACTGTGCCTATTGGTATGGTCATGAGTGGGCATACATCAGAAGGTTTGACAGAAGAAGGATTTGTTCGCCTATCAAATACTCCGTGGGAAAAGGGTGAGAAAGAGGTTGGAATGGGGCGAGTGCTTCAAGAAGAGTCGTTGGGTATGGTAAAACCTACGGCCATGCCAGCAGGGTTGATAGATTCTGATAGAACAGAATACACCACTTTCACAGGGCCAGATTGCAAATACCTGCAAGCCAAGACGAAAAATACAGGGTCTGACCCTATTATCGGATTGAATCACCATACAGGGGATTCTGTTCTTGCGAAAGATTCCGTGAATGCCCTCACTCAAACAACCGCCTTTGGTGCAACCATAGGCACTAATTTCATTCAACAGAAAGGCAACAACCTTCATCTCAATGCTCACCCTGTGGATATTTTCACAGGCACGAAATTGAGTAGTTCAACAAATAGCGATTTCATTCATGATGATTATCAACATCACTTCCCTGCTCATGGATGGGGTAGAGAAAAGAACATGAGAGCGTCTACGGTAGTGCATCCGAATGAAAGAGGGGTATCTCCTATTCCTTTATCCGAAATTGCTGACCATAGACAGGTGCAATCTGATATGTCACCCCGTCTTGGTGTAATAGCAGAAACCCATAGAACTCGCAACACAGGAGAACAAGTTGATTACATTGTCACCAGCACAAAGGCGATATCCTTGCATAGTGATCTCGCTGTTGGGCAACAATTCCCTGTATTACCATCATGGTTGCAGAAGAGCATACGAACTGTTAGAGGATTATCCAGAGATGATGCCGCTTCTACTGTAATAGTCCATTCTGCTGGATCCACCCAAACACAACCATATGGAAAGAAAGCCCAACCCAACCAAATCCCCGCAAAGCCACGATGGTGTATCAATACTCTCTATGAAAATATGGGATTACTCAATGGTGATTCCAGCCGAATGATAATAGGAAATACTCTGTCAAATGTCATGGATCATTGGGCGGTTCGTGGTTCTGGTGATTTACCACCGTGGGGTGGTGTTTTCATTCTCCGTAAGACATGGCTTGAGAGAAGTGATAATGAAGATAGAGAAAAGGCAAGAACAGGATTAACAACGGGAAAACCACAACACGCTCAACCTGTTAGAAAAACGGTTGATTACATCATGCGTATGGTTCGCCCATTGAAGGCATTTTCCTACACCACAGAGCAAGATGGTTGGTTATCGGGGGCATTATCCACATTAACCGCAGTAGGGTTTGATCAACAACCATTTACTCGTGATAATCGCTACGGCATCTTTGAAAGCAACATGGATAAATTACCGGGAACGATACTTCCCATTGGTTCTCCCTATGATTCATCACCAGATATGGAGTGGCCTGATGCAAATAATCGAGATGTGACTTGGCACTTGATACCAAGTGCAAATATGCTTCAACACTTCAAATCCGATGCTTCAAGACGGGATCATAACGGGGTATTACACCCGCTTGTGGATGCAAGATATTCCCAAAGCACTCATCCGGGTGGTAATGAAATCATCTCTCAAACCGAAACAGTATATGCGTTGGATAATACTGTTGTATTGAATCCGTATGCTCGCCGTGAAAGAGATGGGATAGCAGTAAGAAAACAACCTTCTCATAATATGACCGCATTGGGTGCAAGAACCACCATTCAATATGATGCTTCATTACCTAATGGTGGATATTTAATCGTGGATGATGCAACAGGATTCCCACCATCTGGTCATCTCATTATTATTGGTATATCAGGTGAGTTCCAATACTTATCAAGAACAAATAACCAATTCAATTTAGTGTCGGGTGGTTCTACTCCATATACTGTTATTCCTGCTACGGGTGATCTATTTACTACGGCAGATTTAGCAGGTGAAGAAGTTCGATTTGGCCGTAATCTTGGAAAAAGTGTGAGCATCTACAAGGGGCCGCCTTTATCAACCAGCATAAACCATTTCGTTTTAGGCGACCAATGGTCCACAGGTGGTAGTCCAGATTTCGGTCAAGCACCACCTTCTGAAGTTTTTAGTATTGGTGAAACCATTCATACAGAATCAGGGGTATTAGGTGTAATAGCCTCTATGCAACAGGCGGTAGGTGGCTCAACTATTACACTCACCGCATCACTTCTTGTTGCACTCAATACAGATACTGTTGTTCGTGGCACAGCCACTACTTGGGATTCAACTTACGAGAATATCTTACCCATTTCACAAGCAATTGTGACCCTTCCTTCTCTTGTGGATAATGCAATAACCATTGCGTCATATCATACAGATAAATGGGATGGCACAGATAGTCTTGATACCAAACAATTCACACCAAATCTCTCTTATCGTGGATTTGGTCATTATGAACCAAGTGATTTCTCTTTCCTTACACCTCAGAAATTGTTCCTATCCGATGGAGAGAATACAGGGGTGTTGTCCTATGTTCAAAAACCCGGAACAGGTGGATTATCCAATGTATTCGCTGATGGAGTATTATTGACTAATGTCAATACACCACCTTATCTTCTTGATGGGAAAAATCAACGGTGGCGAATTGCTGGTATGGTATCCAAAACAGGACAAGGTAGTGTTATAGATCAAGAATTACAATTCCGTAATTTGATAAGTGATTCTCTATCTGCTTCGGGGATGGTTATTGGTGATGGAAAGTATGTCCAATTAGGTCATATAGTGGCTATTGGCATACGAACAACTGATGCTGCTTTGATGTTATTGAATGATGTAGGTAAGACAGTGACAGGGGCTGATTTGGTTGATTACGAAATCATCAATGAACATAGTGTTCTGGATGATACGGCTACCGGAATCTATTACACAAGTGGCACAATAGGCATTCCTTCTACTTCTACTCTGTCTGCAATGTTATCTGCACATCCTCTATTGGAACAAAGCCTACAACATAGTAATATCTTTATCAATCGCCAAGCCAAAGGATTGTTCCTTATGGATGTTTTACGCAATTTATCTCAAATGGATGGTTATCAGATGATTATCACAAAGGGTGGACTTCTTCTATATTCACGCCATGCTTTTTACAGTAAGGATAGACGCATTGGATCAAGTAGCGGCCCTCAATTGATTGAAGTTAGTGCCATGATGGAGATGGCTAATCATGTTATTGTTATTGGTGAACAGGTAGCAGAAAATGAAGTCGTAAGAGGGGAAGTGAAAGATACTGAGAAAATCAAGGCTATGGGTGGTAAAGGTGGGGAAGGATTGGTTCGCACTCTCAATCAAAAGATACCCGGCCTTCGTAGCAAGAATCTGGGTGTGCGTTTGGCAAAGAGTGCTATGCGCCGAACTGAGCAGGGGGCTTCCATTATTCGTGTTCAAGGACTGATAAAAGCACAGGATATTGAGCCGGGTGAAATCATTAGTGTGGATTTCACATTGGAACGAATCAAGGGTGATTTCGCTGTCTTTGAAGCATTCCATGATTATACCAAAGGCACAACAGATCTTGTCATAGGACAATATGAGAAGGGGATTGAGGGATTGATTGCTGATTTACAGGCTTCTACGGGTAAAAGAATACCAAGTGATGCTACACGCACAAAGGAACTCACCGAGATAGTGTTATCAGCCCCTGTTCAGATATTGGCAAGTGCTCGTGTGATGACTCGGCTCAACAACAATACCTACATGGGTATCGGTGGTGGGTGGAGAACCTTAGAAACAGGGGCAACGGCCATTCACAAACGCCCATTGGGGGCAATTGGTGTATCTGGTGGCCGTAGTCATTGCTACAAGGATGGGGCTATATCAGCAACCAGCACTACGAGTTTGGCCGTCACAGGAATAGATGCTACCAAGAGATATGTGGCTGGTGATATAGTGCAAGTCCGAAATGTTGCTACCACCACCAGCGTAGCCCGCTTAACCACAAATTACGACCAATGGCAGTTTGTAGGCATAGTTGCGAGCGTAAGTTCAAACACCATCACGCTCGCCGTTAATAATGCGGTAATTATTGCTGCCGGGGCGGAGTTGAGAGTTATTCATAATAGGGCGAAACCCATCGGCCATTCAAAGTCCGTATTCTATGGGGTGAACTAATGAGTGCATTTGAGAAGGCTTGGAAGATAATCAAGTATGAAATGGAGTGTTTTTCCTGTGGTCTGACAGGTGGATATGATACCTTCGGTATGGGTCGAAACAGAAAATGTCCTGATTGTGGTAGTTATGAAGTGCATAGTTCTGATGTGGGGGAACATAATCCCGAAGCAAACATCACTTCTAACGCAGAAGATGAAGAAGAGTTTCAAATGAGGTTTGGATAATGCCGGTATTAGATGGAATCAAAGCACAGTTGGCTACTCATTTGCAGACTCTTATCAGCAAAATGAGTATTGGCACAACAGGTGGTCAAGCATCCAGCCGTGATGGTGGTGTGGGCAATGCTGCATTTACCACTACTCCAATCGTGCAACGCATTGATGATCGCACAATCTCCATCAGTGGCACTTTTGACACATCTTACATCAGTGCAAGTGATATCAAGGAAGTAGCGGTGCATGGGGCTACTGCATTGGATAGCCCTGCATATCGCACATCCTTTCAGCCTATTAGCAAGAATGCCACCAATGAGATCCGCATAGATGTAGTAATGGAAGTGAGATAATGAGTGCATTTGAGAAGGGGTGGGGTGTTGTGAAAATGCCTATTAAACGCTATTCGTCAAAAGAACGGAGATTATTCGATAGGAATGAAATACCTTATGAGGAAAAAATAGAATGGGTTCGTAATAAATATGGGGCAAAACCAAGAACATATTTATTGGCCGAAGATACTTTAGCAGAACCAATAATTCAACAAATCTCATTAAAACGACAACAATCCAAAGAACAACGGGAATTAAAAACCAAAAAGAAAAAGGAAAAATTAGAAGAACTTGCTGAATCATTAGGACTTTTACCTAATAGTCGCACATTTCAAAGATACCTTACAGGTGAAATAGAGGAAGAGGATGCAAGAAAGATTGGAACTTTTATGAATAATAGACATGATAATACAAATTATGATGAATTGTTAGAACAAGGGTATAGTAAAGATGATGCTCGTTCATTGATGGAGAGAGATTGATGGGAACAACAGGACTCGGTGAAGGCCACGAAAAGACAGGCACAGGTGCTACATGGCAATCTGACGGCCTTCGGGATACTGATATCCTCTCCACAGCCACCCTGACGAACTTTGTTGAGCAGGGGTTGGGGAATGGGGTCATTCCTATCACTCTCAATGTGTATTCAGCAGATAGTGGGGGTTCTGACCGCAATAATCCCATAGGTGGGAACTGTTGTGTGCGAAAGAACACAGGTGGCACACTATCCTTCTTCGTGGATGTGGGAACAGTCGCATTGGATGGTATGTTCTATACTGTTGGTTCTGCTTCCTCTCTCGATATCAATACGGCAGCCCTATACAATGCCAGATTCAATGCGGGTTGGACTACTGCATCATTACCAAACGCCCCCAATGAAGAGGCTTGGGTATTGGTGATAGTTGATCCAGAGAACAACACAAATCACATGAGTCTGGTATGTGGTCAGAAGGTGGATGTAAGTGGGGGTATGTTCCCTCAAATGCCCTCTTCACAATTGGTCAAACAATCCTCTATCCTCGCAGCCATTCGGGTGACAAATGGCCCCGTAGTGACCGCAGTTGAAGATAAACGAGCATTCATTCGTGGCGGCCCAATTCCTCTAACGAAGTTGGTTCGTGCAGACGGCAACCCCGCATATCCAGAAAATGATTTGATTACTACTCCTGCTATCAATTCAGCCAATTTACCCATTGCAGGGTTGGGAATGTTATTCAATCGTGATCCAATAAGACATAGTGCATCTGTGACGGCTGTTAATCCTAACCAACAACATGGTGCAGGGCAGAGCCATCTGTTCTATCAAGGTGATATTGCTATCGGCGGTGCTTCTGGTGGGGCATATCAATTGACCCCTGTGCATCGTCAGCACATACAAGCATGGGCTTACACCGGCCCAGCACCAGCCCCTTATGTTGCTATATTTGCATTCACCCCATTGGTGAGTGAAATAGATTCGGGGGAACATCTGGTGTTGGCTATTTGGTATGCTGCTAATCACTCTCAATCCTGTGTATTGCATGAAGGTGTCCATTTCGCTATTTCAGGAAACCAATTGATTATGTTTGATTTAGCCGTTACCGCTACAAATCCTCATACAAGTGCTGGCATTGCGGTTACGGGATACATCAAAATCCACTATACCCATTCGGGGTTCTAAGATGGAGAAAACCTACCGTGATAAGGTGGAACAGAACTGCCCTGATTGTGGGGTGGCTGTCCTTGCATTACGCATCAATGGATTCTATTCAGGTAGTCGGGAACGGATATTCTTATGGGAGTGTCCGGTCTGCGCTTACATATGGCGCAAAGTTCGACCCAAGTTGAAAAGCGAGCCATTAGTGTTGGATTCGCTACCTTGAAACAGGTTGGTCGCCGTGGTGATAATTGGCAAAATGAACAGGAGATGGGGGAAACCACAGGACAGAAAAAGTGTAGGACACCCGGTTGTTTGAGTCAAATATCCCCAAACGAGGTATTTTGCCCCGCTTGCACTAACAGACAACAGCAAGCGGTATTGCCACAATCGCCCCAACCATTGATACGGCGTTCTCTTGATAAAAAAAAATCTCACTTGATGAGTAGTATGGACAAGGGTGAGTTCCGTGGATATAGCAAGAATACCATCTCTGGTCGTGCTGAACGGCAAGGAAAGCGTAGGGCATGGGGTAAATCCCGCAAGAACCAATCCAAGCGAACAGCGGCTCGCTACAAGCGAGCCAAGATTCGTGGTAGCGGGTCTGGTGCAAGACCTAAGATGCGCCGTCAATTAGGTGCAGGTGGAAAACGGGTATCAAGAGATAGGTAGGGCGACACGCTGACGCTCGCTTGACAGGTTTCAACATTGTGCCAGCGTATAACTCAACCTGCCCGACCATTTTACGACTCCACCCACCACTCCAATACAATCAGAGAGAGTATCGGTGTCGCTATCCATGAGGGATCGCCTTAATTTGGCTGACAACCCTCATACTTATGGTCATTTTGGATTTGGTGGTTGTGAATCTGATGATTTCTTCACAACTGACCTTCTTTTAATCTTATTTCTGCCTTTTGACGCAAATAACAAACACCACAAATACTCCTGCTTTTTTTATCTTTTATATCACATTTCGTATTGCGCTTCGTGATCTCTTTTTTGCATACTTTACATCCCATTATCATCACTCATTCCTCTTCACTCTCATCATCCCACGAAACATCCACAAATGGTTTCTTACCTGTTCTGATATCAAGAAATCTCACCCTCTTCTGCTTCCGAACTCTATGAAACAGATCAAAGCACAACCGGGCATCCTCTAATGCCCATCGTGCTACCTTGATATGTTGCCCCTTTGTCCAAGCCATCTTCCTTCTGACCTTTGACACAAGTTCCACAGGAAGAGAACGGCATCTGTTCCATCTGGCAAGATCATAAAGTGTGAATCGCTTTCCTTCATTTTCCAAGTAATCTGCACTTACAAGTTTCACTTCATCCAGCAGATCGAAACAATGGTCTTTGAACTCACCATGAAGATTGTGTCCTACCAACAATTCTGTATCGGTTTTCCACGCTTCGTTGTTAATATCCCACACTTCACACCCAACCACTTTTTCACTCATATCTATGTCTGTAAAAACCTCACCTTTCGTGCCATCCCATGTAGCAATGAGCATGATATCCATTTCACTACGATATCCTTCTTCAAAATCTGTGTCAAATACAACAGCGACACCTTTCACTTAACCACCCCATGCAAACATGACGAAATTGCGCCCACCATGACCAGATTTGGTGATAAGAGCCTGACCACCCTCTTTGAGAGCCTTGAAGCGGCGTTGGGCGGTGATATTGGCGATACATTGCTGTGCAGCATACGAAGCCAAGAGATCGGATTGTTTGACCCTCTCTTTGCCATCACTCTCATCCACGAACTTGGAACATTGATTGAAGGCTTGCATCCACGCTGCTCTCTCACCTGCTATACGCTTCCTATCCTTGAGATTCTGCTTCTGTTCAAGCCAGATGGTGAGATTGTGCATATTGTCAAAGATGATTTCACTCGCCATCATCACATGATCCTCTGTGATGATAGATGAGCGCATGGTGGTGGCTATAAGATTAGCAAAGATTGCTGTGTAATTCTCAATGTTCGGCACGAATGTCATAGCCGTTTCACGAATGGTTTCACTTGCAATACTGTTCACCAGACCATAGTAATCTTCCAGAGTATTGAGTATGGCTGGATGATACCCCGGTGATACAGTGAATATATCGTGAGCATGATTCATGGCTGCATCTTCTCTTTGACCATCTGTAAGAGCATCCCATGCGCTTTGGCGGGGAACGGTTCGGGTGATTATCTGCCCTGTCAAATCTCCATTTTCATCCCTTTCTCTCTCTTCGGTTTCTCCTTCTTCCAGACCCATAGCATCCCATAGACGATTCTTCACCAAATCCACACAACCTTGCATATATTCTGCAAGATTTTGATAATCCATGATATCATCAGATACAGGCACATACAATCCACTCATGCGGTGTTCGCTGGTGCTTTGTCGTTCTTCAAGAGATACATCGTTTTGATACAGAAATACACGCTGAAAGAAACCTTTGTCCAGAACATGATCCATGATGTCTTTAGGGGGGTAAGTAGTCATCCATAGCGAAACACCCGATGGAGTCCTCACAGACCCCCCTACAAGGTGTTTAACGAGCACATTGGTGCGTGAACCCAATGGGGCCATCGCTTGTTGAAGATAGAGAATCTTATCTGAAAAATGTGAGTTGGAATCATTAAGTAAGATAGAAGCCTCATCGAATAGAAGTGTTTTGTAGCCGTTGAGTAAGCCTTCAACAATGATGTGGTTGGTTTCCCCTGTTGGGCGACCATTTTCATCCATCACAGGTTGGCTATCCACCGTTCCAATCAAACGAGCATCAGAACCTGCTGTGAATGATTCAGTAGGAACACCGAGAGCATCAAGCAAACGATCTGTGAACTCCCACGCAATAGATTTACCTGTTCTGGATTGTTGAATCCAATAGATGTGAACTCGGCAATCCATATAAGTGCCGTGTATGGGTATTCGCATGAAAGGGGCGCAGATTTGACCCATTACATAGAAGAACGAAAGTAGCCCCGCATACTCATTGAAGAAGGACACAGTATTGAACCGTTCAATGTAGCCACGAATGAAGCGAGAACCGGGTTGATCGCTGATAACTACCATGTAATCATCCCACTGACGATTACGGATAGATAGGTCATTTAGACCCCTGCTCATCTCACCTTCCACTTTCTCACAACCCGGATTTCCTTCCACTATGTTATCACTCATAAGCATTTATGCTCTCGTGAGTTTAACCCTCTCCTTCAACACAGCCGACTCACTATTTAGCCCATCCATAATGGATTGCGCCCGAATCTTTCCAACGCCTTCCACCTTCATCAATTCCTTTTTTGAAGCCGCACCGATTTCCATCAATGAACCAAAGGTTGAGAGCAGTTTCTTAGCAATGGCTTCACTACAACCCAATGCTCTCAAACCATCAACACGCAGATCTTCGCTGGTAGTGCGCCGTAGGGTGCGATAGGTGGATGCGCCGCTACTGATTGTGCCGTCTTTCTCACATCTCTTGACAATCCATCGTGCCGCAGCAGATGGTGAATCGAAGTGCATGATAGTCATATCAAAATCCACATCAAAGCGAGCCAGAGAGCCAATGAACATGGCTTCCATACGAGCGTATGGTGTGCGGTTGCCCCGTTTTCGCATTGCCCCCACATGGCTGTCCAATTTACCATGAATGACGAGAACCATACGGTTGAAATTGTCATCCATGTTCTCTAATTGGTGTTGAAGGTGGCCGCTTTGTAGTGATTGGAAATAGTCAGCCATGCTCTTAGCCTCAATACCGAGTTGCCCGTAGCAGTAATCCGTGATCATGGTCTGCTTGACTTCAAACGGTATCTTCGCTGCTGTTGCATGACGCTTCACAGCCTCTTCAAGCCCAGAGCGTTCTCTGTTGTCAATGAATAGAACCTTATCACTCATCCATCTTGCCCCCTTGATTAGCAATTAGTTCTTCCATCCTTGCTCGGTTGAGCAAATCACAGACCAGCATACACCAATTTGTATCTTGCGTCAAGGCCACAGTCTGACCACGCTGACAGATCTCAAAAGCATCAGGAACTTCTTGACTCATACGGAATCCCCACTCTGGTTCATAGAACCCAAAATCCTTCCATGCGAACGCATTTTTCAACGCATCAATTTCGTCAATTTCATCACTCACAGCCTTGAGTCTTTCACTCACTGCTGCGGATTTCTTGGCTCGGATATCGTCTAATTCATTACTCATTCCTCTTCTTCCCCCTTTGGTGGCTTACTACAATTCTTCTGATAACAAAATCTAAAACCTGCTCTGGTGGGGTTATTGCAACCCCGCTTTACACAGATATTCATCGTGAGCCTCATCATTCATCACCATATCCTATTTACAATTGAAATATCTTTATTCGATTCTTCAATTGCATTATTTATTCTTTCAATTGGTTTATTCTCTTTTTTTATCATCTTTCATGCACCCCCACTACCGTCATACATTGGGCAGCGACCAAGACAATATCCCTTCTCATACAAGGTTCGACACGAAGGGCTGATGTAATGCCGATTGACAGCATGGTGAACTTGATTTGTGGTGGTTTCGTGGTCAAAGTCCGACCATTTCAAATCCTCAATGAATGATATGATTGAGGCTTCGATACTTTCATTGGAAACCTTAGAAGAAGTAGGTGGTCTGGCAAAAGAACGAAGCCTGTCTTGAAGATACATAGCGAGATAAATCCGAGCCTCATGAGGGGGGTTGCTACCCAATTCACAGGCTA